ACACGCAAATCCTAAAGACCTACATAAAAATACAATATCGTTTGCTAATTGTGTATTCTTTTGACAAATCTCATAACAATTTCCTTTTTGATATCCATCTGAATCAATTATTCCTGCTAGTAGTTGTAATTGTATATTTCTACTGTTACATTTATAATTAAATGGAATATGTTTGTTATTTATTAAATTATTTTTTCGCAAAAAATTCATAAAACTATTGCCATTTTTACAACCATTAATGGCATTAATACGATAATCATAATGAGACCCTTTATATCTCAAATATAAATCAGTATGCTTTGTTTTAAATAATTCTACAAGATATTTAATTATATAACTTTCTTGAGTTGTTATACCAGTATGACTAGATGTTCCATCTCCTAGCCAATAACCCAGAAGATACGGGTCAAAATCAACATGTGTTTCAGAAAATATGACAGGTACTTTGTAGCCTAACAATGGGCCACCTCTTCCGTGATATGATTTTGGTAGATTTAAAAAATCTTTTACAGAAATATCTACAACTTGCCCTTTTTTCATATTTGTTTTAAAATTTGTAGAGCATTTTAAAGACAAAATATGGCTCTCATTTACAATGTATTCATCGCCTTTTTTGCTACTAATCTTATACATTTGCTCTTTACCTCTAGCAAGTGATAAGACATTTCTGGGTGTTGAGTCATCACCCATTAATTTGTCACCAACCTGAACATCTTGGACTTTTTTGAATGTGCCATCTGACATCATAATTGGCGTGTCAATTGCGAGACATTTGCCAAACCCACATGGGAGTTCTAGTAGGCCACCACCACCACTATTATCGTTACCACTTATACCACTTATACCATCGTTACCACTTATAACCTTATCCAAATACGCTTTAACAACCGGTTCTTGTGCTGGTCTCAAAGACCCCTGGAATTCTAATGATATATCAGTGCCTTCGGTTATTTTGGTCTCATTTGGTTTACCAAAGAGTTGCTCGCCGTAGTAACGTGGCACATATAGCTTCTTATCAGATTCACGGTAAGCCGGGAACGACTTATCGATGGCAATAGGCGCACCAGGCGTACATGGTTTGATTAACAGTTGTTCTTTAATATATTGCTGTTGACTAGCAGACAATTCGCTTTTTAAAATAGTGTAGCCTTTTTGCCCCAAATAAGTGTTTATATTTTTAGGCATTTCAACAACATTGTTTTTATTATTTTTGTTATTGTTATTATTGTTATTATTGTTATTATTATTATTATTATTATTATAAAAATTAGAATTTCTGCTTTTAAAAAAACTCATTTTGAAATAATTGTAGCTAATAATATTTAGAATAATATGTTTATATTGTTTGTATAAACTGTTTTCTATTTAAGAAAATATAATCTACAATTATGATATATAAATGGAATATTTAAACGAATTACTTGAGAAGAAAAATATGCCGCAATTATTATTGGTTATATTATTTATTATATATTTGGTCATCGGCTTTAAGACACCTGAAAGTGTCGCAATGATGATTGATAGTGGTGTTGGAAAGATAGTAGTTGCGCTTGTTGCGTTGTTATTATTCGCATATTCAAACCCTATTTTAGGTGTATTGGGTGTATTTGTTGCTTTCCATTTAATCAGAAACGCATCTATCAAAACTGGTATGGCTGGTTTAGAAGAGTATGCTCCCACAGAGGAAAAGAAATGGTCTCCGTTTAATAAGAATAACCAATTTCCATATACTTTAGAAGAGGAGGTTGTCAAGAAAATGGCGCCGCAAAAGTTCAATACAGATTATACAAAAGCAACATATCAACCCTTATTAGAGGATACATATGATGCTGCTCATGTTAATTTAGGAAATAATTAAATGTTCAGTATATTTACTAGACATTAGGTTATACTTTTTCTCTGTAATAAAAAATAAAAATAAAAATAAAAATAAAATAAAATAAAATAAAATAAAATAAAATAAAATAAAATAAAATAAAATAAAATAAAAATAATATACAATATTTTATATTATTTTTCTACTATTTTTCTACTAGGGTTTAGATGACATTAGACCAAATGGTCTAGTAATATTTACAACTTGCGATTTAGGACCAAATGATTTAAATATCGCAGATGCTATCAAAATTAAAATAAATATTAGAATAGAAATGCCAATAAAATTAAACCACGGGTTACTAAATATATCACTTGCGCTGACAGGAGACGGGTCGTAAGTAGGTTCTACAACATCAGTTGTTTCACTTGATTTACCTACTGGTTGACAGTCAATATAAATGCCTTCATCAGCATCGCTGTTACTAGGTCCATTCTCATTTATAAATAAAGGAGTTGTTGTTGATGGTTGTTTAGCAACAATATTACTAGGTACTATTATTTTGTGTAGAATGGATGCGGTTTGGGGTACTAATGATATATCAGAAGTTACTGGTGTAAATACAATATAATCAACAGTTTGAGCACAATTATAAAACGTGTCCATGCCTGTATATGAAAAAAATGGCTTACTAGGTACAATTATATTCAATGAAAATGATTTAATCAGTTTTAATGTGGCTGTTTCACCACTTTTAGGGGCATTTACAGCAGTGCCTTTTATAATACCATCAATTAGAACAGACCCTTTTGAAGTAACGGCAGTTTCATCACTTCTTACAGGAACACAAACAATTAAATTATTACCACCATTTACAGGAGTATGAATTATTACAATTTCACTTAAAGCGCGTTTTCCCATATATGTGTGAGCTGAAGGCATATATATTCTAATCTCAGTAACATTGTATCCTTGTGAATTATATTTAACTGGCGCAGTATTGCCTCCATCATATGCTATAGAAATATATGTGCCATTGTTAGTTACATTACAACTACTAGTCTGATAATTGAAACTATAGTCGCATTTAGAGTCACATTTGCCGGATTGTTGCGCAATAGAAATATTTAATGGAGTTGTTGTGCTATTACATGTGGTTGTTAAAGTAGTCATTTATATATAAGTATAAATTATAATTTAAATATAATTTAAATATAATTTAAATATAATCTTAATTATAAAAATATTATTTATAATTATGAAATTAACTAAAGCCCGTATAAACAAATTATTTTTAAATTTAAAGGAGAACCAAACTCGGAAGCGTTTTAAAAATAAAAGAGTTCTAACACATTCTAGCACCTATAGAAATAAGGAATCTAAACAATTAAAGAATACAACATTGAAGCGCCTTCTTTAGATTGTTTTGCCGAAATATATATTATTCGTGTAATACAATCTAAAGAAATGGCAAATATTTAATCGTGCTATTCTCATATACGGTTGCTTTAAATGCGTCATTATAACCTTCAACATAAACAGTGTCGCCATTATAAAGTTCATCAACTCCGTAATCATTTAAAGCGGATTTACCTTTAACAGAAATAGGTAGTTTCACATTATTGTGTTGATTGGAAATTGTATAGTATTGCCATTTTTGTCTATTTGTGTATAATGGGCGACCCATTAGAGGCAATATGTTGTTAGTTGTAGTCCCATTTAAAGGTGTTAAAATGCCCATTTGTCTATAACTAGTGTCAACTGCGCCAACATTTGTAGATACATTAATTGGGACTTTTTGGATTGTAGGTACAAAATAACGTTCATCTTTATAAGGTGCTTCATATGGATTTGTTAATACGTTATTAACTGGCACATTGTCAATAAAACTACTACGTAAACTATTATATAAATTATTATATAAATTGTTATAAGGGTAATTTGGTTCAGCTACTAATATTTCAGTAGTTCTTTGATTATGTCCTTGATTTTGATTGTAGTTATTATTAACACGATTTTGATTTTGATTTTGATTTTGATTTTGATAACTAACAAAAATAAACCAACCTATAATAATGATGATAATTATAAATAGCAATGATGTAAAGTTTTCTATACATAATACACCAGGAGGACACTTTCTCATTTATATAATATTATATTTTATATTATATTATATATTTTATTGTAGTAATTTTATTGTAGTAATTTATTGTAGTAATTTATCTATGATTATTATTACTTCGACCCCATTGACTTTGTCATGTTAACCATTTGTCCAATTTTGCCCATATCGAGTCCTTGTAACATATCTTGTGCCTTTGATACAAGAGGCATCATAGTATTCATTGCTTCAAATAGCTTCTTTTGTTGACCCATTAATTTTTCAGTATCGGCAGACAAATTTTGCATTCCACCTGAACCCAATATCTTATCCAAATTGTCATATGCATCTTCTAAAGTGCTGGCATAGTCAATGCGAGATGGCTTTGCGGGGCCACCAATTGCGCCACGTTTCTTACCACTGGCACCAGCGCCAGCAGGCGCAAATCCTTCATCTACAGTGGCGGGAGTAGTAGTAGTAGTAGTAGCAGGAGTAGTAGTAGCAGGAGTAGTAGTAGTTGTATCAGCAGATTGTTTAGCTTGTGCCTTAGCTTTTAACGCAGCAGCATCAGTACCAGTACCAGTACCAGTACCAGGAATAGGAGTAGTGGTCCCAGTTGTATCTGTACTAGAAGCGTCTGAAGTCACAGGAGCAGCACCACTTGCGGCACGATTGTTCTTAATAGCAGTTACATCTGTTTGTACCTCACTTTGAATTTGCTGCTTTTGCGCTTCAGTTAATTGCTCTCCATTGGTACCGTCGGCATTCTCTAATCCTTCGCGCATCTTGCCATTAACCATTAGCAAATTGGTCGCAACAATTGCAACAATTAAAACAACAACCATGTTTTTACTAAAGTTGGACATTAGCAAACATATTAGCACAAAAAACACAACCGCGTTCAATTTATTTGTAACAAGATATCCCAAAACATTTGATACTGCTAAAAACACAATAAAATAGAGAAAATATTTGTTAGTCAATAATTTTGATGCTTCATTGGCAAAACTCATCGTATTTGTATATATATTATATTTTAAAAAAATTGATATAAAATATATTATTAATATTTGTTTTATAAACTAAAATCTAAAACTAATTCTAATTCTAATTATAAAGTAAAAGTAAAAGTAAAAGTAAAATGTCAAATCCAACTATCACAACTAACAATAGCAATAATAGCAATAATAGTAAATTTAATTTAATTTTATGTGAGCTATTTAATAGTAATATTCACGGTTCACCATACAATGATAATCAAGATAATCAAGATAATCAATATAAACAAGAAGTAAATGGACATTATTTAGTTATCGATCGTTTTGATGGACGGACAAGGCGTCTATTGGACATAAACAACGAATATGATATTGAAGACGAGTTTACAGACACAGATGAGTCTGATTCTGATTCAACTATTAATTCAGATTTTACAATATCAACAATTGATGAATTTGCCGAATATTATAACGATGATTACCTTAGTTGCGTTATATCACATAATTTAGAACCTCATAGTATAATTCGAAATTATGAAAATATTATTTCTAAACCAGATTATATTAAACCGGAAATAGCTGAATGTATTATTCTAGAAACGCAACATTGTGTTGCTATAATAAAGACAGTATGGATTAGACTTATTCAACGCAAATGGAAAAAGGTTTACGCAGAGCGTAAAAATATATTGCGAAAGCGTATGTCAAGTGCGTCACTATCAACAAGAGAATTAACCGGTGCGTGGCCTCAACATTGTCGCTATTTGCCTTCAATTTATGGCATTCTTAGCAATTTACAACATTAGTAAACGTATTATTTGCTATTTTCATTACTACTAGGTTTATGTCTTCTAGACTTGGTTTTAGACTTAGACTTAGATGCTAATGACATTGTTACATCCTCCTCTTCACCTTCTTCACCCTCTTCATATTTTGCTCCTTTTTTAGTATACACATACCCTCCTTTATATCTTTTTCTACTACTTTTGTTACAGTTGTAGCAATTCGGACCATGTTTATGTTTCTTTGTACAATCAAGACAATCAGGTCCGTGTCTATGATGTCTTTTTGTACAGTTGTAGCAATTCGGACCATGTTTATGTTTCTTTGTACAATCAAGACAATCTGGTCCGTGTATATGATGTCTTTTTGTCCCCTTTCTACTCTTATAGTGCATTTGTTTGTCTATACTAGACCCTTCAAATAATTTTATTCCAAAAATATTTACCATTTATATACTATATTATTTTTTTTAATTCTTGCGTAATTTTTTCCATTTCTAAAACAATTTCTCGTTGCTCCCGTTTGGCATCTTGTATTTGGCGACTAGTAATTTTATCATTTTTAATTAAATCATCTAAATATTCCTTAAGTAGCATCATTGAATCATATTGTTGCTTTTTTTCTTTGGCAACCTTGTCATAATAGTTTTTATATTCCTTGACAACTCCTTCTAAATGTTTATTTTTAGTTTTATCTTGTTCCAGCTCTTTGGTTTTAAGTAACAATAACTCTTTCCTTTTTTTAATTTCAGATTCTAATATATTAATTTGTTTGTCTTTGTTTTCTATTTTCATATCTCTTATCTTATTATGCTATAAAAAATTGTTTTATAGAATTGTTTTATAAATTTAAAAAAATATTAAAATATGAAAAAATGAAAAAATGAAAAAATGAAAAAATGAAAAAATGAAAAAATGAAAAAATGAAAAAATGGAAAAATGAAAAAATGAAAAAATGAAAAAATGAAAGGAATATAAAATCTTTGATATATATTATTTAGGATGTCTAAAGAACCGTTGCTAATACCAGATGATAACAGATTTGTAATGTTTCCAATTAAATATGACGATATATGGGCTATGTATAAAAAACAGATAGATTGCTTTTGGCGTGCCGAAGAAATTGATTTATCAAAAGATTTGGATGATTGGGCAAAGCTTAATGCTGACGAAAAACATTTTATTTCTATGATTTTGGCGTTTTTTGCTGCGTCGGACGGAATTGTTCTGGAGAACTTGGCTCAACGTTTTATGAGTGATGTTCAAATATCTGAAGCAAGAGCATTTTATGGGTTCCAGATTGCGATGGAGAATATCCATAGTCAAACATATAGTTTACTAATTGAGACTTATATTAAGGACAAGGAACAAAAGCACAAATTATTCAACGCAATTAACAATTATCCGTGTATCAAGAAGAAGTCTGATTGGGCGCAAAAGTGGATTAATGATAATCGCAGTAGTTTTGCGACCCGATTGGTGGCGTTTGCTTGTATTGAAGGTATCTTCTTTTCAGGCTCATTTTGTAGCATCTTTTGGCTCAAGAAGCGTGGTCTAATGCCTGGACTCACATTTTCTAATGAGCTCATTTCTCGTGATGAAGCGCTTCATTGCGAGTTTGCTATCCTTTTATATTCAAAGTTGGAAAAGAAAGTAGCCAAGGCAAAAATTCACGATATTATTAAGGAGTGTGTTGAAATTGAAATAGAGTTTATTTGTGAGGCATTGCCATGTAAGTTAATTGGCATGAATAGCGAATTAATGAGTCAATATATCCAATTTGTAGCCGATAGACTTTGCGTCCAGTTGGGCTACCCGAAGATATACAATGTTGCGAACCCATTTGCCTTCATGGAGATGATAAGCCTAGAGACTAAAACTAACTTTTTTGAGCGGATTGTCTCTGATTATGCTCTGGCAAATGTTACAAAGACTGATACTGACTTTGATTTTACTGATGAATTTTAATTATAAAATATAATTTTTATTATAAGATATTATAAGATAACATATTAAAGAAATTATTATATATTTATATATATATATAAATGCCAAAAGTTAAAGCGGATTACTCAAATACAATTATTTACAAGTTATGTTGCAATGATCCTTCTATAACTGAAATATATATAGGTCATACAACTAATTTTACACAAAGAAAACACAATCATCATTCTAGTTGCTATAATAGTAATTTAAAATATTACAACATATTGGTATATAAATTTATAAGAAATAATGGTGGATGGAATAATTGGTCAATGCTAAAAATAGAAGACTATAATTGTAATGATAAATATGAAGCAATAAATAGAGAAAGATATTGGATAGAAACATTGAAATCAAAATTAAATGTAAATAATCCTATAGCAACTGATGAAGAAAAGATACAACAAAAGAAAGATTGGTATGAAGAAAACAAAGACAAAATTTTAGAAAAAGGTAAAATAAATTATGGAGAAAATAAGGAACAAAAACTTGAATACCAAAAACAATATACCGAAGATAATAAGGACAAAATTAAGGAGCAACAAAATAATTATAGGGATAAAAATAAAGATAAATTAGCAGCCCAAAAGAAAATATATAGAGAACAACATAAAGCTCAATCAGCACAAGCAAATAAAGAATGGAAAAAAGCAAATAAAGAAAAACTAAAAGAGCTACGAGCTGAAGTAATTAATTGCGAATGTGGTAATCAATATACATTTGGAAACAAAATTAGACATCTACAATCAAAAATTCATACAGAATATACTGATAAACTATGTGGTATAGTCAACCCAGTTATTTCAGAAGAGGAAGAGAAAGTTATTGAAGAGACTAAAAAGAAGAAAATAAGTGAACAACAAAAAGAATATCGTAAGAAAAATGCTGACTATATTAAAGAATGGAAAAAACAACATTATGGAAAAAATAAACAACAAATTACAACACAAAATATGAAATATTATCATGACCATCAAGACGAAATTAAAGAACAATCTAAAATATATCAAGAAAATAACAAGGAAAAAATACAATTGGCAAGGAAAAAAAGATATCAGGAAAATAAAGAAAAAATATTAGAAAGTCAAAAAGAAATGATAACATGTGAATGTGGTGCTCATATTAGAAAAACAGGAAAGAATGAACATTGTAAAAGCACAAAACACCAAGACTATATTTTATCAAAAAATACTATACAAATATTATAAAAATATTATATAGAAATAAATTTTTATATAATGTAATATAAAATGTTGTTCTTACAAGGATTGTTATTGTTGTCGTTTGTTAGTTATAGCGTTAGCACTAGTTATAGCGTTAGCACTAGTAGCTGTAATAAATACAAACTAAATCAGAACCGATGTCTAGAAAATAAGGACACTGAAACTGGTGAACAATGTGCTTATCTTTCATGTAATGCTTGGCCAGAATACGCATGTGAGCCTATGTATGGATGCGAAACGGTAACATATGCGTCGTCTATTTGTCAAAAAAATCCATCATATACATGCCATTATTCTTCAAATTTAGCATACAATGCCGCGTTTGTTTACACCGAACAGGCACTTTTGGACCAAGTTACTGAACTACCTGGACTACATGACGAGTTATCTTACAATCAGTTCAGTGGCTACATTCAGTTGCCTGGCACAAAGAAAAATATTCATTATTGGCTTGTTGAAGCCGAAACTGACGCGGATACAAAGCCCCTCGTGTTTTGGACAAATGGGGGTCCGGGTTGCTCTGGTCTAATTGGATTTCTTACAGAACAGGGACCATTTCGTCCTACTGCTGACGGCGACATTCGTTTAAACCCATACGCATGGAACAAGGTTGCGAACATGGTATTTTTAGAGCAACCTGTTGGTGTTGGATTCTCCTACTCGGATGTAGAGGATGATTATAGAATTGGAGATGACCAGGCTGCCAAGGATAATTTAGCAACAATTCAAGGTCTCATTCAGAAATTCCCTCATTTTGCCAAGAGCGACTTGTATATTACAAGCGAGTCATATGGCGGACATTATATGCCAACTTTAGCAAATGAAATTGTGAATTACAATGACGCACAGAAAGAGTCTTCTAAAAAATTAAATTTCAAAGGTTTCGCAGTGGGCAACCCATATACTGATTATTATTCCGGCGTTGGCGCCGAGATGGAGACATATTGGGGCAAGCAATTGCTACCCAAGCCCCTCTGGGACACTTATGTGGCTAATGGGTGTCTAACTGTGGAGCAACAATTGAATAACTCTGTTTGTAGCACTTTGATACTGAATTTTATGCGTAAGATTGGTAATTTGAACCCATATGCTCTAGATTATCCGGTTTGTTTGTCTGAACAACAGATAACAATGAAGAATTATTTATTAGACAATGATGAGTTTCTGGCAAATAGCACAATGAACATTCCTTATGAGCCATGTGAAGACAAATATTCGTCTAATTATTTGAACCGTGCCGATGTAAAGGCGGCGCTACATGTTCACTCTGATATTGTATGGGATGAATGTTCCAGAACTACCAAATACGAACTGAAGGACAAGATGTTACCAATGGAGAAGTATTACAAAATTCTTCTAAATTCCAAGACGCATCCTGATATGCGCATTCTTGTCTATTCTGGCGACGATGACAGCGTATGTGGCACAATTGGCACACAAAAATGGATTTATGATTTAGGATTCCCTCTCGTCCAAGATTGGACAACTTGGTTTCTAGATGGCCAGACCGCGGGCTACATTAGTAAATTTAAGACGCCTTTTTCAGGTAAGAGTCGATTCACATTTATGACGGTCCATGGCGCAGGACATGAGGTGCCAACATATAAACCCAAAGAAGCGTTAGATTTGTTTGAAAAGTATCTTAGTAATACTATATAAATACTATATGGATATGAACCCTAGTATAATAAAAAACAAAATAGCACTTATTTGTTTTACACCAAATGATATTTATTTAGATTTTTTAAATAAATTCAGTAATTATGAAGTCTATATTATAATAGACGACAATTCGGTAAATTATAGCGCACTTTATTTTACAAAATACAACAATCTAAAGTTTATTCAAATGCCGAGTAAAATATGTATAAATTACGGCTTTACCAATGTAAATCAAATTGGCGTCAAGAAACGCGTTAGTGGCTGGGACAAAGCATTGTGTTATTTTGCTTTTAATACAAATGTTGATACAAATGCTAATACAAATGCTAATACAAATGTTGATACAAATGTTGATACAAATGCTAATACAAATGCTAATACAAATGTTAATGAAAAGGTCTGGTTTGTAGAAGACGACGTATTTTTTCACAGCGAAGACACATTGCTAAAAATAGACGCTAAGTATCCAGATTACGACTTACTGGCAAATTGTGATTTTAAACCAGTCACTAATATGAATGAATGGTTGTGGCCTCGTATAGAAATAAAATTTGAAGGACCATATTATTGCGGAATGATGTGCGCTACGCGCCTCTCGCAAAATGTCTTAGACAGAATTCGCGATTATGCGACTTTAAACAAAGAGTTATTCTTCTTGGAAGCATTGTTTCCTACTCTAAGCAAAGCAACGGCTAAAGCTGAAAGCAATAAAAAAGAGCTAAACTGTTGCTCTCCAGATGAACTAAAAACAGTCGTATACAGACATAAATATACTTACGATGAAATGTCTTTAGATAAATGTAAAGACAATATATATCATCCAGTAAAGAACATTTTGAAACATGAAGAATTCAGGAAGTAACCTTTAAAGAAAAGATATTAAATATAACTAACAATTATATTTAATATAATAAGATAAGATAAGATGTTGACATGTAATTTACAGGGCGGTCTTGGCAACCAATTGTTTCAGATATTCGCAACCATTGCTTTCAGTTTAAAAACAAGCAACAGTTTCTTCTTTATAAATAAACACCAACTAACAACCCAAAATGAAGCTTTAAACGGTGCTACAGTTCGTTACAGTTATTGGGATACATTTCTATCTGGATTGAAGTCATTTGTAAAAGATGAATTGAAGTTACCCAAATTAGATTTGTGTTTCAAAGAACAAGGATTCAACTATGACCCATCTATTTTATTAAATTTGTTGAATAATCATCAAAAGGTAAAGATGATAGTTGGTTACTTTCAAAGCTATAAATATTTTGATATGTATAAGAAAGCAATTTTTAGATTGGTCAAAATAGAATTAAAACAGTTGGCAATGTCTACAATATATAACAAGGACATAAATTTTGACACGACTATATCAATACATTTCCGTTTAGGTGACTATAAGAAGCTACAAGATTTTCATCCTATTTTAACCAACGAGTATTATATAGATGCTATAAATATAGTTTTAAATCAGAGGTCAACTAACAATAACAAACCTGTAAACAATGTTATAAAAACCGTATTATATTTTTGTGAAGATGATGATTTTGATGAAGTGCTAGAAAAAATCTATAATTTAGAACAAGTATTCCCTGAATTAATATTTGTGCGCGCAGATAATGCACTTAATGACTGGGAACAAATGATTTTGATGAGTCTATGTAGTAGCAATATAATCGCAAACAGCACATTTAGTTGGTGGTCGGCATATTTTAATGCGAACCCTAGTAAAACGGTTTGCTATCCGGCGACTTGGTTCGGACCAAAGGCGGGACATGATACTAGCGATATGTTCCCGGAGGATTGGCTAAAGATTTAACGTCTGTATCTTCTGGACTTTCTAGACTTCTTGGACTTTCTGGACTTTCTAGACTTCTTGGACTTTCTACTGCGTCGACCACCTTTACGTTGCTTTGGATATGTATTACCCCATTCTGCTTTGTGTGGTGGGCCGCCATAGTCGCTATGTCCGTCGTCTGCCTTCGCCGCCACTTTTGATGTCCAGTCGACAGGCTTAGTCGTATAAAGAGGAGTAGGAGTAGTAGTAGTAGTAGTAGTAGTTTTAGGAGTATTACTAGACATTATTATAATATATAAAAATATTTTATTTAAAATTATTTATAATAGTAATTCCTGAAACATAAACCAATTTTCACTAAAATGTATTTGAAACAATTGCGGGTTACTAAAAATACAATCCATAATTATTTGTTGGTCATCTTTTACAGTGAATCCATTTTTAAAATAATATTGTAGCTTACTATCAAAAATTCTGCTATAAATTTCAGCTAAAGGTTTTGTCAAAATAAAAAACCCACCTGAGAAACATATTTCTTCAATCTTTTCATATGAAATAGGAGGACTGGATTTTCTAATTGATGTATTATTGTTATTATTATTATTACTATAATGCGTTACAACATCATTTTGTAACATTTTGTATTTCATTGCGTCTGTTTGAACGCAACCATAATGAATCTTGTTATAAAATTTTGTTAACAAAGTTAAAGCACTAGGCCACCCAATTAGCAGTTCCATTTTTTTATAACTCAGTTCCCTAAAGTAGCCTATATCGCACCAACCATGATACATAGTGTCAAAATATTTATTGCGTATGGTCTCATTTACGAAGTGTATTTTCTCACACCAGAGCATATTCAGCTCCCAATCAACTTTTTTATGTAATGATAACTGACTATTATTGTGATTCTTAATCCATTCGTCTTTATAACGGTAGCCATAAAACTCATTCATCGGCTTAATAATAATTTTAATTTTGTCTTTCTTTTTTAAAAAATTATTCGTTAGAATCAATTTCTTAATTGAATTATAACCATCGGTATCAGTGTATATAACTAGATTGAAATTATTAACAATAGAGAACAGATTTTTAATCCATTCTAAATATGTAGTAATTGGGAACTTAGATTTGACAATATACCAACAAGTTGAAAATGTGATTAAAATAGGCACATCTTTAGTTATTTTTGTTTTATCAGGATTTGGATTATAATTAAGACTATATTTGTTAGTATAGTTCATTATAAACATTGTGTTTTTTAAATAAATTATATAAACTTATTCTAATAAAAATTGATTTATAAATTCTATATAAACAAAATATATACTAAGAAAAATGATAAGCCAAGACTACATACTACTCATATTCAATTGCGTCAAATATCGTTACAAGGCTCTAAAACAGCAAGAGACTTGGTTAAAAGAATTGCCAGGGCTACAAAATAAACTAATTTATTACCATGTTATTGGCGACCCTAAATTAGAGACAGAACCCGGTTATTTATTTGACGAAGACCAGCGGATACTCTGGTTGCGCGTAGATGATGACTACAATTCGCTTCCAAAAAAGGTCATTAATGCTTATAGCGCGGTTTCTAAAGTCTACGATTTCAAATACATTTTCAAGACAGATGATGACCAAATACTAAGACCCGTCAAATTCTTTGATACGCTTATTACTGTGCTAAATTCTAGACACACAGATATTTCCAAACGCATCCATTATGGTGGTCATGTTATAAACGTTAAAGAACCGTATAAGAGCGAATATTACCGGTTACATCCAGAATTGCCACAAGACTTGATTGTTCAAAAGACGCAATATTGTAGCGGACGGTTCTATTTGTTGTCGAATATGGCAGTCATTGGACTCTTGATAAAAAAGGACGATATATGTAATGAGTTTCTAGAGGATTATGCGATTGGTTATCATATGCCTATAGATGTGTCTAAATCAAGTATGCTAAGACTGAAAACCGAGGACTACTTCTTTGACTTTGTATAAAAATATTATTTACAATTTATATTATATTTAAATTTTATATTTTATATTTTATATTTTATATTTTATATTTTATATTTTATATTTTATAATTCATCATTTTTCCTAGTTGATTCTGTTGCTCAGCTCTTGCTCTTGCTTTTGCGATAGCGTCAAACATCTCTTTTTTATCTAGGTCTGTCATAATTTTCTGATAATTAATGCGTTTTTTCTCAATATCACTATAGTCTTCGCGTTGAACAACAGTTAGTGGAATAATTAGAAACCATTTGTCGACTGCTTGTAATACAAACCAGAATTTATCTATCGCATACATTGCGTGTCTTCCTGGATTACATATTAAACTTGTTAGTCCCATTTTGACATTTGTCATGAGTTTCTTAATATAATGCCCATTTACAAGATAACCAGTGGTGGTCTGACAACGCTTCACTTTGATACATACATTGTCAATGGCATCGTAGGGTGGCATATTATTGCCCGCCAGTAAAATTACATCCCAATTGTTGCCATTTCTTTGTAAAAAAGTGTCAAAATTTGTCTTGAATACTTCTGGTTCAAGAAATGTAATATCGTCTTCCACAATTAAAACATGGTCTAAATTGTTATCAACTGCGTTTTGTAAAATCTTTAAATGACTCATACTACAACCAATAGCACCATTTTCCATCTTAATGGCGTTGAATCGTTCGACTTCTGGTAGACCCAAATTTGTTAGTTGTTCTGTAACGTGAGTCTTTCTATCGCTTCGGTGTTCTAAATTAATATAGAATGCGTGTTTTATATCTGCTAAACAAGTGATGGGCATTGTAACAATATTATAATATAAATAGTAAATTTATTTTTATATTATAACTCGCCCTCATTATTTTATTTTTTATTTTTTAATTCGTGGTATAATTTGTGCATTATTTTGTAATATGTCATTGTTTCCATTTTTTTATTTGGTTCTTCCATTTTTTTATTTGATTCTTCCATTTTTTTATTTGGTTCTTCTTCTTTCTCTTCTTGTTCTTGAGAAAATTGCTGTGTCAAACCAATACCAATTCGTATAAATGATATGGATGGAATGTAGTTATTATACATTTTATAAATAATATAATATTTTAATACAATCCACCGAGACGAATATTAGCAGACGCTGTAGCCTTTGGTTTGGCTCCAATTATTCTAGCATAAACAGGCGAATATTTATTCACATTTGGAATATATCCTTGATTAACGGTAACTGTAACAGGATTTTGTCTAGGATTTTGTCTAGGATTTTGTCTAGGATTTTGATTGGAAGGAGAAGGAGGAGGAGGAGGAGGAGGCATCACTGGTTTTGTCGGGTCAGTCGAATTATTATAACTATATTCAATAATCTCCTCCGCTTTTGCTTGCCCATATTGTTTTATCATTTCTCGCTTCTTTTCAGCAGTGGGATAAAATGGAATATTTGTCCAATTATCTGTTGTAGTCAGTGATTTATTAGTTTTTACTCTATCCGGATGTATAATTTTGCGCGGGGGTTCTCTCAAATCATATTCATAATAATTATCATGTTCAAATCTTGTAGCCGTCATAAATGTGCTAATATTAATAATGAAAATCTTATCTGATTTCACAATGTGAATATTATCCAATGGATTCTTTGATTCTTTATCAATGCTATATTCCAATTTATGTATTGTTTTTATTCCATCGAGTCCATTATCGTGTGTCGCGCGCCAAGGGTCCTTTCTATTAATTAGACGTGACACTCCATCAAAGAATTGTAAGATATCCGGGCTACCAATCGGGTAAAAATGACTCCTGTCGATTTTCAATCCAACCTTTTCGCATCTAGTTTGAAGCACATTGTCTTCCATACCCCAGCCCCAGAAACTGGGAAACCCGTTAGTTTTTTCAAAGTCCGCACCAGTCATAGTAACAATTCCACCTAGAGCATATTGGAATCCATAGAAGTGTTTTACTATACCATGTGTCGTCTTGTAATCAAAAATGTTAGTAAATGGTAATGTATCAATGTCATTGAATACAAACGTGATGTCTTTATAGTCAGTTGGATATTTGGCTTTTACAGCTAGAAACCCAATGTTCTTGGTTCCGCCTCTATTGAATGACCTGGCATCACATTGGTGAGAAAAATATATTTCATATTTATCGTCATAGTCTTTCATTATAGAAGTCATATATTTTGAAAAAAATAATTTGTGCTGGATGCGATTTCTGTAGGGAACTATGAATATGATTGAAGGTATAGTAGACGCAGATATAGTAGACGCAGATATAGTAGACGCAGATATAGTAGACGCAGATATAGTAGACGCAGATATAGTAGATGACATATATATATAAAAAAATTATTATATTCCTTAATATTTAACATATTGCTTTTATAACACAATATATAATTAGAAAGCACAGTTACACAGAAATATCATACTTTTGTAAAATAACTTGCGGTATCAAAACATCGGTTTTTGTCTCCAGCTTCTTGAAACATTTATTAATAGTGACTTCCGATATTTCACTAATAGTTTTAACCTCCTTTTTACTCACATTCAGCTTACACAATTGTGATATAAAATATACAACCCCGGCAGCAATTGATTGCGGCGTATTTTCGGGCATTAAATTCATCTTCTCTATTTTTATCGCAACAAAATGACACAGCTTTGTTAGCTCTGAGTTAATATTCAGTCTGCTACAATATCTCTCGATAAATGCCTCTGGTTTAGTCTTACAAAACGAGGTCTTATCTTTATTATCCATATCCTTCTCCAAATTATTAATAATTGACTGCGCATTTTTACAGCCTTGGGTGGCACTCGTAACATCCAAATGAAATATTGTTGCGAGTTCCTTTGCTGTTCTAGGATAATTATTTATTCTACATGATATGTAGATGGACGCCGCAATAAGTCCGTCTTTATTGTCACCCCTAAATGTTTGTTCATATTCGGAGATTTTTTTATGATATCGTATAGCGTCATCTATAATGAGCTTTGGTATGCCGGAATTTTGAGCCGTAATTGTGATACGCTGGAATTGTTCATATTGTGATTTTTCCTTGTATGGCATAGATTGCCACTCGGTATATCGTCGAATTTTTCGCATTTCATATGTAGACGGACCTAGACACAAAATTTTACAACCGAAAGATGACTCTTCTAAATACGGATTAATTGGCATACCACAACGGGTTGGGTCCGAATTTTGGTTATCGTCGGCGCCATAGTAACGCCACTCGGCGGATTGGTCTAACATGTCTTTGTAAATGATGCCACATTTATTATTTGTACATGTCAAGAAACCTTCGTCTGAGAATGCTAAAGCACTCTGGCATTGGTCGCACGCTTCTCTGTCATTGATGGTTCTATAAAGACATTCTAATGGGTCTTTTTGTTTGTCGGGATTTACTACCTCGGCTTCAAAAACATTCCATAATTTTGCTTTGTCAATATTGTTATCTTTCTTCTTTTTACTCCTGTCATTATTTGTTAGTTCTAGACAATTTACTCCTTTTGTATTAATTGGTTTCATATTATTCATAATTAACAATATATTTTACTGATTTTAATTCAATTTTATTTATAGTTTTATAGTTTTATAGTTTTATAGTTTTATAGTTTTATAGTTTTATAGTTTTATAGTTTTATAGTTTTATAGTTTTTTTACAAAAATAATTTTATTAATGTATTATTATATGGGTAATCAGTTTTCTACAAATACAAATACAAAAGATAATGAAAATAAGGAAAATAAGGAAAATAAGGAAAATAAGGAAAATAAGGAAGAAGAGATTGACTTATCACATCCAAGAAGTTCTTATGAAATTATAGATTATATCGCAACATACTATATTTTAACAGCGGACTTTGTTAGTTTAACTCGATTACAACTGAGTAAAGAATACTGTGATAATTTAGTTGTCTTAACATCTGACATTATTGACAGATATTTTACTGATTTAGAGATTACTTATTTAGCACAAAGAACAAAAGATGGTGTAATTGTTAATACAAAGAAGAAAGGAAAAATAAAATTTTTCAATAAAGATTCTCTAAACAACTTAGATATTAAAAATGCTCTAAAAAAGAAGCGAATGTGTCAAGCAATTGCTAAATTCTACATTAAAATAGCTCATGTATTTGCGACTATTGTTAGAACAGTGAATCCAGTATATGTTTACAAGGACAAACAAGGAAACACAGTAAGAGCCAATTTATATGAAAAACATACTATACCAGCAAATGCTCCCAGAAAAATATATAAAATGAATATTTGTGAAATGCGCATAAATGCTTTACAGGGAGACCAAGATTATTCAAAATTAAAACAAGAAGACCCTATGATTATTAATCCAAATATTTGTTCTATGAACGTCAATGACAGTGACAAAATAAAGACTCTAAAGGAGGAACCTGGCATTCCTGAATTAGAACATTTATATTACGATGATGGATACAATTATGAAACGGGTAAATTTGAAAAAATGTCAGAAGATGCTACTATACAATATGCGACCGATTTGAAACTATTTCATGAAGCATTTACAGGCAACCCAATGGATGAAACTGTAACAAAATTTGGAGACATTAAATTGCGAAACTTTGGTAGTTCTAAAGAATGTTCCAGGAATGTTCCAGAATTAAAAGGAAGCCAAGTTAGCGACGAATTATTTGCTAAATATGCCGACAATTTGAGACAAATGATTGATAATGCCAATCTAAATCAAGACAAACTAACAGATATTATTAACAAATTATTTACACATAGTGAAGACCCGCGAACAAAAAAGAAGGTGGTTCGTGTTAATCCGGAATTAACAGAAGCCGGTTTACAGCAAGTTGTAGTAGATACACGCAAATTAGTTGTTGAAATGTATTTGACATGTGAGCAGGATTTTGAAGAGGGCGTTAACATATATAAAGCAATTTTAGAGCAGCGTTTTTTTAAGAGGACTGAAGGAGAGGAGAAGTCGCTAAATAGAGATGTACAGCAACTCAATGAATCGGTGTAACAAAAATGTTATGATAATAAAATAATAGTGGTTTTGGTTGATTATATTATTTTTTGTAATAATATAAACTATTATAAACTATTCTATTCTATTTAAAACTAAATTGTTAGATTTAGTGTTTAAGCAGCAGCAACAGCCTTGGCGGCGGCAGAAGCAGCCATGGCAGCAGCAGCCTTAGCTTGAGCAGCAGCCTTGCCAACAGCCTTGGCAGCAGCCTTGGCGGCACCCTTAGACGCGGCCTTAGCAGCACCCTTGGCGGCAGCCTGAGCCTTGGAAGCGGCAGCAGCGGCACCCTTGGCAGCACCCATTGCGACAGCCTTAGCGGCATGTGCCATTCTGGACTTAGCAGCATTCTTGGACGCCAACTTGGACTTCATCGCATTCATAGACTTTCGCATAGACCTCATTTTCTTCATAACGTGTTTAGCAGTTTTAGCCATTTTATATATTACCTTGAGAAAAATATTTTTTACTAAATAAGTTTAAAATATTTTTTTATAAAAAACTGCTAAACATAATTATAAATAAAACTCTTTAAATTGATTTTTACCAAATAGTATCAGTTGAATGCCAATACATTTTATCACCCTTTTCAATATTATAAATACTCCTAAATAATTCCAAACGAGATAATGGACAATTAACTCGGTATTTATCCATTGGATGTGGGTTTACCTTTAATTGTGCCTTAATTGCCCGATTTGCTATCTTTTGACGAGCCTGAATAGCAATATAAACAAAGAATGCTTCAAATGACAGTGATTTAATTGGCACAATATCAGAATTCTTCTGTTGAAAATCTCTTAAATATTCCTCGCAAATTGCTAAACCAGAAATATCGGCTAAATTCTCACCAGTACTTAATGAAGCATCCATCTTAATTCCATCATATGCCGCAAAAGTCTCATATTGCTTAGATACATCCCTAACCTTTGCTTCAAATTTGCGTCGGTCATCTTTGGTCCACCAATTATGTAAGTTACCTTTATAGTCATATTTACTTCCAGTATCGTCTAAACAATGCGACATTTCGTGTCCTAAAGTATATCCAATATGTGCCAAGTTGTATTCTATACCGCGCTCATCCAAATCAATAAACGGCTTTTGTAAATATCCTAAAGGAATGTAAATTGTGTTTTCAATAGGAGTATAATACGCATTTACAATGTATGCTTGTGAGCCAGCAAGTTTAAATTGTTCCCAGTCAATTACAGGAATATCACCCTTATACGCAGTGCCATCAATAGCAATAAATTTCTTTGTTCTCCACCAAGCAATCTTCTTAATATTTTGATAAGCGCCTCTGCTACTATAATTCAAAATAGGGTCTTCTCTTAAAATAATAGGATTGCCAATAATAAGCTTAAGGTACTCTAGTTTAAGCAATGCGTATTTCTTTGTTTCAGTCGACAACCAAGTATTACGCTTTATAATTCGCTTATATACAGTTAATAAATCTGTAGCTAGATTTGCCGCATAATCAATATATTCTTGCTTCTTATTGTGTCTTACATATTCATTTGTTAATAATGTATTGAAACATAATGATAGACCAAATACCGGATAAATTTCTTCAGGCCAAGGAGTAGCCTGACCGTTGACAAATTTCTCATGAAATTCATAGTAAATCATTCGCCACTTTTTATGGAATCGCATTATTTGACGGAAAATGATATACATAAAATATGTGCGCCATTTGGGTGTTTTCCATGCGCCATCTTTTGTTAAAATATCCATAATACATTTCAAATAACTAAGATTGCTACATATAAATGTATTTGGCACACTCTTGTATCCAATTGCCGTGGCTAGTCGCGCCCAATCAAACCCGTATTTTGTTAGAGCATCTTCTTTGGTAACTACATTATAGTATTCTTTACTTTCATTCTTAACAGAATCGCAACCCATAGCAATTAGCAAGTCGTATTCAACATCCCATACATCAGATGCTTTAAGTCCATGACCCTTTCCAAGACAAGCATCAAACATTTGACTAATAAATCCTAAATATTTAGACTTAAACAACCTCTTGTAATTTCGGGTATCTTGGATAGCTGAGGGGTCATCAATATATATCATATAATCATATATTGTTAGTTGGGGTGACGAAATATTACTCTTATACAGAGACGAATGCTTTGAATCTTTTGAAACAGACCATACAATAGGACACCCCCAAGAAATGGTTTCGTTCTGATTAATTTGCGCTAAAAGCCAATACAAATCATCATCGGCAATAGCCTTGTCTATTTTATATTTAGTTGTATATGCTACCTGGGCTTCAGCTTCTTTATCATCTAAATGAACCATGGATTCATATAAGTTTTTAACAGCTCTTGATTTAGCTGAATTATTTTCCTTTATGTAGTCTTTTACATAATCTATAAGTTCATAATAAACTTTTTCTTGTGTAATTCTAAAACTATCAGCTTGGACATAATATTTACTCGATTTCTCAAGCTCTTTTGTTTTATTTTCTATCCATTGGTAATTAATATACGTATAATAATCATTTTTGGGCGTGAATTTTGCCGGCGTGAATGGCGTCTTGAATAATTTAACTAAAGAACGTTCAATATTATTATTTTCAGTCTGTAAATTATGTCTGAATGTTTTTTCAAAGTCTTTCTCAAAACTCTCTAAAACATGTGTATTATTTTTACAAACAAGTTCTAGTTGTTGCTTAGACATTTTACACTTTTTTGTTTTAGAATTAGCGCTAGATTTGTGTCTCTTTGTTGGCATATAATAATCTATAAAGTATGTAGATATTATTATTATTATTATTATTATTATTTATTATTATTATTATTATTATTATTATTATTATTATTATTATTATTATTATTATTATTAATCTTGCCTTCTAATTTATTCAATAAATCCTCACTATATACTAATTTACCAGACGGTTTATATGAATTAATTGGTGTATATTTCTTACTATTTTTAATTTGTTCTAAATTGCTATTATTACTACTGCCTTTTACGGTCATATCTTGATAAACATTTTCATCTTCATCTTTTTCATCTTCAATCTTTTCACCATACTCATTAATATTTATACCAGTTTTCTTCTTAATCTCTGTTCTGACATATGTTGGCACCCAATGGTCCCAAGAAATAAAAACAGTATTAGGGTGAAAATAACGCACTTGAAACCCGTTCTTTTGTAATGTATCCATTACATACGCAATACACGCGCCTTGGTCATATTTAGGAACGCCTATAATAATTTCAGGGATTACATACCAACAATAACGTTCAGCTGTGTTTTGTTTAGCAGTCGTTTTAATTCTGATATGTATTCGGTTAAGAATTTTTTTAAATAATTCGAGTTTATTGACATCAATTTGCCGTTTTTTTTCATACAATTCGTCAATATTGATTTTTTCTGAAAAATCGACAAAATTCTCTAGATTGAATATATTTGCCATTTACAAAAAATAAAGAAAATAATTTAGTTTTTGTATTGTATTGTTTTTATTTTGATTTTTAATTATATTTTGTTAGTTAGTATCTAAAAATAAATATATTATAAATAAGTAATAATTATTAAATGACAATTAAACATCTAGTTATATCTGGAGGTGGACCAATAGGAATATCTTTTTTTGGAGCCATTCAACATTTATGTAATAATAATTTTTTAAATATAGAAGAAGTTGAATCATATTATGCCACATCTATTGGAACAATTATGTCTGTAATATTATGTTTAAATTACGACTGGGAAACAACTACTCAATATATTATTGAAAGGCCTTGGAAGGAAGTTTTTAAAGTAACAGCTAGACAAATTATGGAGTCATATACTAACAAAGGTCTTTATGATATTAGCGTAATCCAAAAAACATTTAAACCATTATTAGAAGCCAAGGATTTAACATTGGATATTACATTAAGAGAATTTCATGATTATTGTAAAAAAGATTTACATATATTTGCCTTTGATTTAAATACATATAAAACAGTTGAAATAAATCATATAGAGTATCCAGATTTACCATTGTTAAAAGCAATTTACATTTCTTGCTCATTACCGGGAATTTTTATTCCTACAATTATGGATGACAAATGTTTAATTGATGGCGGTCCATTGGCCAACTTTCCATTAAATTATTGTTTGCGAGACCATCCTAATCAAGAAGAAATATTAGGGTTTAATTTTGTCTATAAAAATAATGATGGTACTGAATGTTCGGGTAATAATATAATTAATGGTGAATCTGATATGTTAGATTTTATTCTGGCATTATCTTTAAATTCGGTTAATTATATTACAAATAGTATTAAAAGTGATAATATTGATAATGTAGTAGAATGTGGTTCAAATACAAGTACATTAACAATTGAGAATATTAGCCATACAGTTGGCACTATTGAAGGTCGGCAAAAATTATTTGATAGAGGCATAGAAATTGCTAAAAAATTTCTTTATTTTAAGGAGAAAGAGAAAGAGAAAGAGAAAGAGAAAGAGAAAGAGAAAGAGAAAGAGAAAGAGAAAGAGAAAGAGAAAGAGAAAGAGAAAGAGAAAGAGAATAAAAACTTAGTAAATGTTGAGTTGGACAATTGTGACTATTGTATTTAAAGAACAGTGTTCAAGAATTGTGTCATTGTTGATTCAGTCGGCTTCGCATCATACTCAATAACTTGACCATCTTTGACTAATTTTATAGTAGGATAACCCTCTATCTTATATTGGTCAAGCAATTTGTCAGTTTCAGGCGACTCCTTAGTACAGTTATATTCTGTAAAATTAACTTTATATCCGTTAATAGTCTTGCCGTCATATTTATCCTTCATCTTATTCCACTCAGGCTTAGCAGTTTTACAATGAGGGCACCAATCAACGTAAAAAAACATCATTGTACACGATTTATTTGCATTAGCATTATCATCTGATAGAGGCACATTTTCTCTATTGGCATGAAATGCTTCTACACTTTTACTAGAATAAAAAAAGAAATATACTATTCCAGCTACTAATAAAATTCCAACGCCAATCATAATTATATGTTTTGTTTCCATTGGACTATCTCCTAATATTCCATTAAAACCATTTTTAGGAAATATATTTGTAATTTTACTAACTAAATCAGTCATTATATATATTAAACAAGAATAAATTAGAATATCTTTTAAACGAATATAAAGTTTAAATGATATATAAATATAACTAACAAACTAGAATGATTATGAGAGACGCCAATGGTAATTTACATATAATAAATCGCAGTGATTGTAAAAATGACACTGTATATTATCAAAAACTGTTTAATATTAAAAAAGTATACAACACTAAGTTTAAGTCGATTGTTAGTAAAGCAGAAAATACAAAGTAAAAATAATAAATTATGTTCCTAAATATATTTTTATTTGCTTTTATTTTGTATTAGCGTATAATTAATTAATTTATATAATATAATAATTATATATACATATGAAATTATCTTTTATTAAAAGAATTGATACAATTAAAAACTCTATATTTTATTCATTAATAAAGTTTAATAATGAAATTATTGCGTTTGGAAGAAGACATTATGGTACTGAAAGAGTTATTAGCAAAATAGCATTAAATGAAGATTTTGATATTGTTGAAGATAACAATATTACTTTTAGAGGTGAAGACCCGCGGTGTTTTGAATATAACAATAAATTATATATTTTAGATAATTATTGTAATGACATGTTTTTAATTGATTACAAAACAAACAAATATACTAGAATTAATATTTCTGGTAAAAATATTTCGTTTGTAAATCACAAAAATAATTTATATTTTATTCATTATATTAAACCATTTTGTTTGTATACATTTGATATAGATACTGGCAATATTACAAAAATAGCAGTTGATGATGATAACAAATCATATAATTACGAATACAGAGGAGGCACTCCTGGATATAAAATTAATGATAATGAATACTATGGGTTTGGTCATAGAACGTACATGTGCAATAATATTCTAAAACATGATATTTTTAAATGGATTATATATTTTGAAGACAATAAATTACCTAGAATAAGCCACATTGATATTGAACAACCTAGTAATTCAAAGAATATTTGCGACCCAACAAGCGTGATTGAGCTAAATGGTAAAAAATATTTAATTACTGCTGAAACTGAAAAACACTGGTTTGTGGAACAAGATTATATAACAAATGTGTATGAAATTATTGAATAATATTATGCGTAAAACACGGACACAGTTAAAAAAAACAAAACCACTGTATATACATAACTACATAACACATTTGTTTTTACAGGTCCCCAACTAACATCATTAAAAGTTATATCAAAATTGTTAGCAAATTGGTTTGTCTGTTGTATATTATAATACATCATATAACCCAACAAACTCAGAATAAGAGCTTTACCTATTACTGATGCCATAAAAAAAGAATTTAATGGTGACAATATAAATATGATAATTAGCAATCCAGCAACACCTAAGTATAAACATATATTTTGAGTTGATTTAGCATATTGTATTACTAAATTTGTATTTGTATTTGTATTTGTATCCATTGTAGTAATAATAGTAATAATAGTATATAAGTATAATATTATATTTTCTTTATTTTTCTTTTTCTTTTTCTTTTTCTTTTTCTATGTATACAATAAGAGACTACTAAAATGACTAAAACGCGTAAGAATAGAACTAGTAAAAATAAAAATAGTAACAAAACAAAATCTAGGACTAAGACTAAGACTAAAACAAGACGCGTATTTACAAAAAAAGATTTCTATTCTGGTGATGGTATGGTAACTAAAATATGGGGTCCAGTTGCGTGGACATTGCTACATACAATTTCATTCAATTATCCTGTGAATCCTACTTTAGAACAAAAGCATCAATACAGAGATTTTATTTTGTCGCTTCAAAATGTGTTACCTTGCGGAACATGTCGCAAAAATCTGGTTACAAATTTTAAACAATTACCGTTAACAATGGATGATATGAAAAATCGTGACACATTTTCACGTTACATTTACAATTTACATGAGCTTATAAATCGAATGCTTAAAAAGAAGACATGTCTAACTTATTGTGATGTTAGAGAACGATATGAGCATTTTAGGTCAAGATGTACACATGAGAAGCCAAAGTTGTTTTCAACAATTAATAACATTGTAAAAAATATGGAACTAAATGAAATTAAGTCTGACAACCATTCTGAAAAGGGATGTACTGAACCGCTTTATGGTCAGAAGTCAAAATGTATTATTAAAATTGTGCCACAGGAGCAAAAAGGGCAAACAATTCAAATAGACAAGAAATGCGTAAAAACAAGACGCTTACATAAATAATATACAAATGAAATTAGTTATATATTATTATAGATTGTTTATTTTCTTTATATTGGTTTGGCGCTATATAGTTTATTTTCTTTATATTGGTTTGGCGCTATATAGTTTATTTTCGTTATATTGGTTTGGCGCTATTACATACCAAAACTGCTAAAATCAGATAAAACAGGAACAGGCATATAATCAGGATTGAACGCATTATAGTTTGGCACCTTCTTACAGTCAAATGCCGGTTCAGGGCATCGTGCGCAAGCAGGACAAGCAGGACATTTACTTGAGTCAAAGCTACTTGATGACCCCAAAATAGGGTCAGGGCATTTGGGACATACAGGAGGCACAACTTGTGACTTCAAAATATACAAGTCTTCTTGACCTGATTGTATTTGACTGGCAGGAATGCCTGTTGGTAAAGAATTGTAGTAAGCAGATGAATCATATGTATTACTGGTGCCTACGGTGCTGGCTCCATTGGGTCCACTTGCGGCATATGCTGTGTTACCACTAGGTCCTGTAGCACTTGCTGCTTGACCGCCATTAGAACCAGAAACTGTTGTGGCTTGACCGCCATTAGAACCGGTAGTAGTTGTTTGATTTACTGTAGGGTCTATACTATTAGAAACATAAGTATTAGTAGGAGTATAAATTACCTGCGAACCATTGGACATTGTAATTTGAACATTTTGGTTACCATTGCTATCAGTTGTAATTATAGCAGTGCCACCATTTGGTCCCTTATATACATTTGTTGAAGATGACGATGATGATGACGATGACGAACCCGTGTTATTAATATAATAAATACTGGTTGTACCATTCGCATTTGTAATTACTATTTTGCCTTGACCATCAACATTAATAACACGAGCAGTAGAGCCATTGGGTCCGTAATAAATTGTTGGATAAGATGAACCATTGTAGTGATTGTAATTATCATAATCAGATGTAGTAGGTGAACCAGTAGTAGGTGAACCAGTAGTAGGTGAACCAGTAGTAGGTGAACCAGTAGTAGGTGAACCAGTAGTAGGTGAACTAGTAGTAGGTGAACTTGAAGTGATAACTGTATTACCTTGATTATCTGTAATTGTTAAATTGCCACTAGAATCAAATGTAGCAGTTGTACCATTTGGTCCAGTATATGTCTGACTAGATGTATTTTTTGTTAATGTAATGACGTTTCCATTACTGGTAAATATAATACTGTTATCAGTAACAATTGCTTTTTCTCCATTAGGTCCAGTATATGTGCCG